GTTTGGAGTTGTGTTAATCCTCGCCGTGTTCTTGGTCTGCCTGAACGATCAATGGTTATGTTAACAGCAACCTGAAGATCTGTCGGCGCAATACGCACTGGATCATCTACAGTGTTTAAACCAGTAGTACCTTTAAATATAGTTATCGGATCTCTCATGATAAAGACAGTCCTCGATTTTCATAAGGAATAAAAAACTCTAAATTCTTAAGAGATTGATAAAATAATGCCTGATATTTTTGAGTATTTAATCCAGGCTCAGAAAAATCATCTTCTACCATTTCAAAGATTTTCCAAGCCGCATGATTTACTAATAAACCATGGTGTAAATGTTTTGGGATTCCATCAGGCTCATCTTCAGCATCTTCCATATCTACAGGAAAACGATAAAAATGTAAGGTCACATCTTCAGCTTCAGAAGGAATTCCTTGATAATAAAAATTACCTCCGGCCTCAATAACTTCAGTAATACGACCAACTTTGTCTAATAAAGGATAAGTTTCACTAAAAGAAATGAAGGAGGGCGCAATATCGATTTCATAGCCACTAGAAGAAGCTACAAATTGGAGGGAACGTTGAAAAGTAGAAGGCATACTCACATATGCTGCATCTGGATCAGTACCAACTGTACTAATTGTTAATAATTCAGGTAATGGCGGAGTTACCCAAGCACCAAGAGCTGAAGGTAATCCGCCAGCTACTTCTATTTGCGCCTGATTAATAAAAGTACCAAGATCAGTATCTGAAAAACTAGAATCTTGGATAATTAATGAAACTTTTGCAATAATTTCTTCATAAGTCATTATAAATCATCTCCAGTAATTGGAGTTGTTATAAAATAACCATCATTCGGGACCGTAGCTGTTGTAGTAGCAGATAAGTCATTATCATCAACAGTAGAGACAAAATTTAATTTATCTTCTGCCCGTAATACTGGAACTGATTGCTTTTCACCAAGCGGTTTTGGTGGAGTAAATTGCTCATGTTTAGGTTCCCAGCAAGTATCCGCACAAACAAATAAGTTATTCCAAGTCATTCGACAGTCAGACGCATAGCGCTGAAAACCGCATTGGTCACAAATAACAAGATAATCACCGGGTTTATATGGCATAATATACTTCCTTTAAAAATATCTATTAATTATATTTTTTTAACCTTTTATTAAGCATTTACTGTGCAAACATCAGAAATAAGCAAAGAGCCATCAGGCTTAACAAAAATAATATAATAATCATCAGCTGAGGCCGTAATAGTCAATCCAAGCAAACCAGCTGCAGTTGTCGTAAACAAACTAGGGCCAGCGCCACCAATGTTAGTTACTGCACCATTAGTTAGTACAGCCAAGGTTGTATCTGCCAAATCATGAGTAAGACCAGTAGCAACTTCACTCAAATAAAGCAGACCAGATACTGGAGCTGTCAAAGCATTTCCAGAAGCATCTTTAAAAACAAATTGCACACCACAAGATCCTGATGCCGGAGTTGCTGTTGTTTCAACTGAAGCATAAGCAGGAATCATGTCAACACCATTAAATGAAGGCCCTGAGGCACTAAAAGAATATCTTCCCATTTTACCACTCCTTATTTAGAGTAGCGCCGAAAGTGATTAGCCTCCGGCGCCAGTAATACACCACTAAACTACGTGTTCATTTAGTGAACAGTGAGTTAAGCAGCTCCGGGAGAACCAAAAATTCCCCTAGGATCAGACCAACCGAAAGAACACCGGAAAGTTGCTTTGAACTTTGCATTCTCAGTATCGAAATCATTCTCGGTACCAAAAGAATCAGCGCGGCGCTCCATATACTTAAGCCCATCAGGACAATTTGTCCCAATAAACCAGGCATCAGCATCCGTGAGATAATGATTAACCTTAACGCCCTGAGGGAACTTCTTGGAAGCCCGAAGAGCATTAACATCATTATTCGCTGTACCGGATTGTCCGATAGATTCCAGAATCCGGAAAGCATCAAACTCAAGCTGAGGAGGAATAATCAACTTTTGCGGCATAATCGCGATTGTAAGACCACGATCTGTTTTGAAGTTTGAAATATCAATACAGGCCTGTTCCAGAGCAGCTTCACTCAAATCAGCTGGCGTAGACAGCTCATTCCGCCAAGTTCCGCCAGATTTGTTGGGATGATCATCAGCACAAAGTTCCTTGCCGTCTGAATTCGCTCCCATAGTATACGAAGAGTTGAACGCCCGATTAAGAACATTTGCTCCAATGATTTCTTTGGTCTGCCGAATTGAAAAGGCCAGTGCGGATGCACGACGCAAAGAAACAGTTACAGCAATACCGTCCTCATACATTTCCCGAGTGATAATAAAACCCAGGCCGTATGTGACGTGAGTATACCGAGAAATAAAAGACTGTTCCTGCTCATCATAAGCAATACCATTGCCCTCAGTTTTAACTGCAGCCAGACCGAAACCAGTTACGCCAGCTTCCTCTTCAAAGGCTCTCTGAGAAGTACCTTTTTCAAAGATATCCATATACTCAATCGGATATTCTTTATACTTTGTGCCGAACCAAGACTTTACTCCTGGAATAAGATCTTTTGCAAAATTACTGGTAGTAATAACACCCATGGGTTACCTCCTTAGACGCCTGTAGCAGTCAGCATTTCATGTTCAACAAGCAGAACTTCCCACTTGCAGTTATCACCAAGGGCATTATCTTCTCTATCAACAATCCGAAGAAGTCTGCACTGGCCAGCTGCTGCAGCTGCTGTACTTGAATCAATTTCCATACCACTCAAACCAGTAGTAGTACTTCCAGAGCCCACAACAACATCAGCAGAATTACCTACCGCAGTAACTGCAATTGCAGCGTCGCCACTGTCTTCTTGAGCTTCAAAAATCACATACGGGTCATCCACAACAAGGGCATACATTTCAGTAGACGCTGCACAATGGACACTATTTGGGGCATCAGGTTTGATCATCACATGAGGATCTTCACCAAAGCCGATGATAACACCGCGAACAGTATCACCAGCAGCTGCCTGGACAATGCCAGGATATTTACCGTCAGACGAAGCAGTTCCTGTAGACTTTACAAGATCGCCTTTAAACAAGGCCGTTGCATTCGAAGATGGGATATGATAAACGTTTGCTTTTCCATTCCAAGATCCGCCAAGCAAATGTTTGACCGGCTTGAAACCGAAAGGAGTATCAGAATTTGCCATAACTACACCTCTTTAAATTTAAGAAATTTTCACTTCTCCAGAAAGACCATCACTTGCTTCAGTTTTTGATTTCCGCTGAATTTCATTTTCAACGGCAGTTATTTCGGCTTGTGCAGCCGCATAATCTTCCTGGTAATCCTCTTCAGGGAGTTCCATCAAAATAGCTCGCTGACCTTCACCAACAGACGGATTTGTCATAGAGCCCATAGAAGAAGCTCGGCCTATCTTAGGATCTCCTACAGGAGTGTCCTCGACAGGTACCCAACCAGCATCTTTAAATGTCTGGATACGATCCCCTTTGTCATTCACAAACCGGCGCACGAAACCGGGTCTTTTCGGTGCAGTTAAAATGTTCCGAGAGCCTAACGGAATTCTTTTTCTTGACTTACGCTCAGTTTTGGCTGGCTGAGTTGTTTGTTTGGCATCTGCCATGATTAAGCCTCCTGAAGTTTTGAAATATCTTTAATGTATTGCTCTTCTGTCATTATACCACTCTTAACGAACTGATTCATAATAGTCTGTTGTTCAGACGTAAGATCAGCTTTAGTAAATACAGGTGTTGCGCCACTCTTGGTTCCACGTTCAACTGGACTTGCAGGGCCAACAGCTTTTGCTTTTGTTGATTTATCTGGATTTGGATTTGGATTTGCTAAAGTCATTTTTTTATCTCCTTGCGGAGTTTCTTTTGAGGCAAATTGTTCAGGGAAAACTTCAGCAACTTTTTGCCTAACTAATGGGTAAAGTCTTTCTAATGGGGCACCAGCATATTGTTGGGCTACTGTATCAGCATAAGCAGCCATTTCATTGTTGGTTAAATACCATTCGTTATCTTTTACCCAGTCGTCATAAATTGGATTTGTACTTGGTCCAGACTTTGGCGCTGGCTGATTGAGATTTTCTTCCAGCCCTGTAATTTCTTTGTCCAAAGCATCAACTTTATCAACATCAGCAGTTTCAATAGCTTCTCTGCGCTCTTTTCGCAAGCGCTCAATCTCGCCCTGCATCCGAGTTAATTCAGCTTTATACACCCGCTCATTATGCTCTTTTAATGCATCAACAGACCCTTGCAGATTTGACAATTGACTTTTAAGATCTTTATTGTGATCTCGCATGGAATCTTGAATTTCCCGAGAACGCAAAATATACGTAGAAGCATCAACAAAGTTTTCACCATCATGATCGTGCTTCCACCCAAGCTGAGTAGCAAGCTCTTCAATTGTTTGATTTTCCTCAGTAGGTGTCTCTACAGCTTCTGCTTCTTTTTCAGGAGTATCTGTTACAGCAGGTTCAACAACCTCTTCAGAAGCATTATCTTCTACAGGTTTTTCAGCCTCTGAATTTGCCGGCTCTACGTCAGCAATAATATCATCTATAAATTCTTCAACCATAATTCCCCCTAATTAAAACTGTAATACAGCAAGAATATCATTATCGTTGATTAAGACATAATTCTTATCATCTTTACCAACCATTTCAACCCCTGCATATCGAGCATAGCTTACATGATTGCCTACTTCAGCCCAGGCAGTTCCATCATCAAGATCTTGCCAAGCAGAAGGCCCAATTGCAATTACAGTTCCACTCGTAGCTGCTCGCTGTTCATTATCCCTGGTTGTATCTGGTAAAATAATACCACCCGCAGTTTTTTCTTCTACGGGATCAGGATAAACCAAAACATGACCGCCTGTCGGAAGGATACCACTTTCATTCATTAGTTATCCTCCTCAGAAATAGTTTCTGCTTCATCGGCTGGAAAATCAATACCAAGTAGTTGATCCAAACCTTCGATATGTCCAAGCATTCTGTTTGTCATACCATGAGTTTCATCCGCAGTCTGGCCAATAGTAACGCCAGTAGATACTTTTTCCAAGAGGTCTTGCTTAACCTGGGTAATTGCCAAAGAAATTTCTTTTGTTACTGGATGATCTTTCCATTCATCAAAGGCTTCCTTAGTCATGTACATACAGTTCTCCATTCTTTAAAATTACTCTTTGTTATTAGTCTCTAGACCATATTCCCGCTTAGCTGTAGATAATTTAATTCCATTCGGAGCTTTTCCAATAGACTGAGCACTCCGGGATTGATTAATTTGATTTAATACTGAAGCTCCCTCAAGAGCTAACTTTTTCTCATCGTTTGCTATACCGGCAGCAGTTTTACT